CTATTAGAAAATAAGGGCGTACAATATAAAACAATAAATGTAGGACAACAACCAGAAGCTCGACAATTTTTAGTTGACCAAGGACTAAGATCAGTTCCCCAAATTTTTAACGGTGATACGTTGTTAGAAGGTGGATATCAAGGTCTAGCAGGTAAACCAACAGAGTTTTTTGAACAATTAAAAGGATAATCATGTTATTAGAAAAATCAAAATTTACCGAAGGCGACATTGTTAGTTTTAAACTAGTAAGTGGCGACGAAGTAATTGGAAAATATGTAAAAGAAGATATGACTTGTTTTACTGTTGCTAGACCAGTGATGTTGGCAATGACACAAAAAGGTCCAGCAATGGCACCAGTGATGATGACCGTTAATCCGGATAACGACTATACGATTACTAAATCGGTAATCTTATTTCATGGATCAACAGTTAAAGAAATTGCAGATCAATACTTGTTTCAAACCACTGGCATCCAACAAGTCAGTGCCGGCAGTATTGTAACAGGATAATATTATGCCAGCAATAGCCAGACAGGGCGATCCAACAACAACCGGGCACGGATGTGACGGCACTACAACTGTCACAGGTCCCACCGGTGCTAGCGCCAAAGTTTATGCTAATAATATTGCCGTAGAATGCAAGGGTAATCCTACAAGTCCGCATACGATAATAGCCGGTATCGTATGCGTCCCGCATAGTGCAGCAATCAATGTAGGTTCGGGTAGCGTATTTGTAGGACAAATACCAGTTGCAAGAGTCGGCGACTCAACTGACGGTGGCGCCATAACCGCAGGTTCTCCTGATGTATTTGCTGGTTGACATAGTTCAAAATATCTAGTATAATACGAGTATGAAAAATAAAATCATACTTACAGACGCAGACGGTGTACTACTTGATTGGGAGTATGCCTTTGATGTATACATGCAACAACACGGCTTTACCAAACAAGATGGTGGCAATCTAAAATACAATATCGGAGCTCGATATGGTATTGATATTGAACAAGGTAAACGCTTAATCAAAATTTTTAACGAATCGGCTCACATGGGATTTCTCCCTCCGCTACGTGATGCCATGTTCTACGTTAAACGACTTCACGAAGAACACGGATATGTATTTCACTGTATTACTAGCCTAAGCACAGATGAAAACGCACAAGAACTTAGGCGCATGAATCTACGTAAACTATTTGGTGCTACAGCATTTGAGAAGTTTATATTCTTAGGTACTGGCGCCGATAAAGATCAAGTACTTGAACAATATCGAGATAGTGGTCTATGGTGGATAGAGGATAAAATTGTAAATTGTCAGGTCGGCACTAGTCTGGGACTTAATAGTTTATTGATGGAACACGGTCACAATATGGACTTTGATGATCCAAAAATTCCTAGAGTCAAGAATTGGAAAGACATCTATGAAAGAATCACTGCGTAAAGGTTGGAGACTTTGGGCAAAATCAATTGGTGAAAAAGCAGGTAGAACTGTACAAGAAGCAGATCAAGTAGCCATAATTCGAACAGTAATTATTATTACATACATTGTAACAAACTGTTTCATTATTGCTGGTGTAATTCGACACTGGTAATAACTAATATAACAAAGGAGACTATTATGTCAAACAAATATTCAGAGTTCACATCAATCGTAGAAGCAATGGAAAGCGATTTTGAAAAGTTTTACGATAAAGAAGTTGGTGCCGCAGGTACTAGAGTTCGTAAGCACTTACAAGAATTGGCAAAACTATGTAAAGAAACACGTAACGATGTAACAGCAACAAAAAACGCACGAAAAGAGACAAAATAAACCGATAAATACATATACACTTTTTAAGGAGGGTGTATTATGTTAGAAACTTTATTTTGGTTTGCATTAGGTGCGTTTGTTGGTTGGAATTTCCCTCAGCCTGATTTTGCTAAGACAATTCAAGCAAAAGTGCTAGGAATGTTTAAGAAAAACTAAGTCAACTTATTTAATGCTACAGGCGTTATATTAATATGTTCGAGGAGAACACTATGAAAAAATTGTTAGCTATTTTACTATTGACTATTAGTGCCTCTGCATCAGCACAACATCACGGGCACCGATGGAATCACGGGCACGGGCATGGGCACCGAAGTGTTAATAATTGGGGTTGGATTGCCCCAGCTGTAATAGGCGGTGTGGTAGTATATGCCGCTACACGCCCATATGCAGTTGTACAGCAACCTCCAAGCGTAGTCTATGTTCCGCAACCAAATCAACTTGTTGTACCATATGCAGCACCGCAAGGATTTCACTGGGAACAAATATTAGATGCTAACTGTAATTGCTATCGATTAGTATTGGTACAAGGATAATATGGCCTATTCAGAAAAAGTAATTGACCATTACGAAAACCCACGTAATGTTGGATCATTTGCAAAAGATGACACCGATGTTGGTACGGGTATGGTCGGTGCACCGGCATGCGGTGATGTAATGAAACTACAGATAAAGGTTGATAATGTTACAGGTCTTATTACAGATGCAAAATTTAAAACGTATGGCTGCGGATCGGCTATCGCAAGTTCGAGCCTTGTCACTGAGTGGGTCAAAGGAAAAACACTCGACGAAGCAGGATCAATTAAAAACTCCGAAATCGCCGAAGAACTAGCATTACCACCAGTTAAGATACACTGTAGTATATTGGCAGAAGATGCTATCAAAGCAGCTGTAGCAGATTACCGAGAAAAACATGATCTCGCTAACTGAAAAGGCTGCTGGTAAGATTAAGCAACAATTAGATCGACGATCACGAAGCCTTGGAATTCGTGTAGGCGTAAAAACTACCGGTTGTTCCGGATTAGCATATGTATTAGAATATGTTGATACACCTACCCTAGATGACATGAGTTTTGTAGACTACGGAATACATATCTTTGTAGATCCAAAAAGTCTAGTTTATTTGGAAGGACTACAAATGGATTGGGTGCGCAATGGACTCAACGAAGGATTTGAGTTTACCAATCCAAACGAACGAGATCGTTGCGGTTGCGGGGAATCATTTAGGGTATAGTATGGAAAATTTAGATAAAAAAGTAATTCAGCTTATTTCAAAACAGTTTAATATTGAAGCATCGTTAATTAAACCAGAATATAAATTTATAGATGATCTTAATTGTGATTCATTAGATTTGGTAGAATTTATAGTAAACTTAGAAGAAGAATTTGGTATTATTATACCAGATGACCAAACTGAAAAAATCAGCACCGTACAGGATGCTTTAGATTTCATTAATCTAGCCAAACCTGTTTAAATCCAAATAAGTTGACATACCAAACACTAGACACTATAATAGTGTAATGTATAAAACTTTTGGAGTTTAAATTGAGTATGCATTTGGAAGGCCCGTGGCTTAGTACCACTGGCAAAAAGAAAGGTAAGAAGAAATTTGCTTCGGCCGATCATGCAAAAAAGTCAAGAGAATTAGACGAAAGTTGGAAAGCGTTACAAAAGAAATGGGCTGTCGAAGCTGAAGATAAAAAGCGCAACCGTGCATTATCTGCTGAACCGCTCAAAGGCTCTTATAGTCTTACCATACCAGAAGGCCGTAATACTACAGCCCATATTAAAAGTGTTAGCACTGGTGGTAACGCATTACTAAAGCCTAGCCCAGTTTATACTGGCACAAAAGTAAAGGGTATTGCAACTATGCATAAGAGCAATGCAGTGCCTGTGTTTTCGGACGAAGAAGCCGTGGCTATCAGCAAAATGCGCAGATAACTAGGCCATCTTTAACGATAACTACTTAACCCGCTTGAAATTATGTTATACAGTAGTTTCAAGTATCAGAAGTTTTTAATATTTTTTTGGACTTCTGGTGCATTAGCAATAATGCATTAACTTAAAGGAGAAATGTATGGAAAAAATATTGCGGTTGGGGATATTTGTTATTAGTTTTATACTAGTAGCATCAATGATCCAAACAGTCACTAAGAATAAATTTATTGCCTTAGCTGACCTGCAAATGACAGCATCAACTGATGTTGTTTCAATTAGAGATAGAGAAAAGCAATTAGATTGCCTAGCTATCAACATTTATAGAGAAGCCGGACACGAGCCATTTGAAGGCAAAGTCGCAGTAGGACAAGTGACTATGAATCGAGTAGTTGATGGTCGGTTTGGTAAAGACGTCTGTGGCGTTGTTTACCAAAAGAATGTAGTTATGGAACGAGTCATATGTCAGTTTTCGTGGGCGTGTGACAGCGTACATCGAAATAGACCCATTAACAAGCCAGCGTATACTGAAAGTTACGAAGTGGCAAAAAAGGTCTTGTTGGAAGGATTTAGACTTGACATTATGAAGAAAGCCATGTATTATCATGCTGACTATGTTAATCCAAATTGGAAACTAGAAAAAATTGGTAAGATTGGTCGACATGTTTTTTATAAGGAACCCAAATGAAAGACTTTGATATTCAAAATGTAAGCAATTTCGTCAAAGAAAAGTTTGCTCATATCAGCGCAGAAACACTAGGATGGCTAGCCGTAATTGTTATCCATGCTGCAACTATTCCTAGCCTATTGGCTGTTATGGCTGGACTAACTGATAAAATGCCAACCGCAGACATTGTTCTGTTATGTTGGGCAGGCCTTAGTTTGTTGTTTGCCAAAGCAGCTGTTCAAAAGGACATGCTCAATCTTATCACAATTGGACTTGGATTTATTATCCAAAGCACCTTAATGGTTTTGATATTCTTTAAATAACCAAACGAGTTGACACTACACACCTTCTATAGTATACTATGTACTGTAGAAGGTTTTTTTATTAACACACACAGAAAGAAGGCTCAATATGATTAAGTATCTTGTTGTATTCATTGCAGGTGGTATTTTCTTTACGGTAGGATTTACTGGCGTAGCCCGTATGCTAGACAAGGGCGTTGAAACGGTTAAGTCCCAATCACAGGAGATGGCAAAATGAAAAAGACATTATTGTTAATCCCAGCAATCGTAGCTCTTACCGCCTGTTCAGGCATGAGCACAATCGAAGAACGTAAAACTTATGCACAACCCACTTGGTACAAAGACTGTGCCCAAGAAGGTGTTAAGGGATGGTTCTGGTGGAGAGAAGATATGGTCTATGCATGTGGTGCTGGCGAAAGTGTATATGCACAAGCCGCCGAGGAACAGATGGATGCTATTGCAATGAACAACTTTGCCAAACGCATCAACGGTACTGTTAACTCTGAAACAGTAATTGACATCAAAGACGACAAGAAAACTACTCGTACTATGATCAGTTACAAAGTTAGCAACACCGCCATCCGTAGACACGTTAAGAGTGAAAAAGGCCACTTTACTATGGCTGGGCGTCATTACACATACGTTAAACTTGAAATGAAGAAGAGCACGTTTGATCAGTTAATGGCAGAAGCGCAAGCAAAACAATGAAGACTTATCTAATTGTATTGGGTTTAGTTGGTTTAGTGGGATGTAGTTCTGCTCCTCCTAAACCGACTAGTCAATATTGTTTTACTACAAAAAATGTAGAGTTAACTAACGGAGAAACTGTATCTAGTAAGGTACAAGTTTCCTGCTCAGATGATCCTACAACCCGATACCTACCGGCAAAAGTTGGTCTTAGTCCACAATGCGGTTGGTCCAAACAGTACGTAAAAAAAGGAAATGGCTATGTTGAAACCAATTTTGTATCGTGCCGTAGGCCGGACGGGATTTGGGAAGTTCCTGCTACTCAGTAGCATACTTTTTAGTACAGCTAGTGTTAATGCTCAAAGTTATCAAAGTCCAGCGTTTGATAACTGGGCTGATAATCGTACCAGTGCAGGCATACTGTATAACATTGGTAAATGGTTTAGTGCAAGCCTTAGTAAAGAAGACATTGCTAAACATCAAAAGGTAGTTTTATTTGCACTTAATAACATTGATCCGGGTGAAACAGCAGTGTGGAGTAACGAATCGACAGATTCTGAAGGAAAAGTAACTCTTGCGGTTCGATATGCTACTACAACCGGCACATGTTGCAGAATTTACAGCTATGTTAGAGTTAAAAATAACTTTAAAACCTATGCAGATTCGGCATGTTTGGACAGTAATCAGAAGACTTGGACTTTTGTAGATAAATATTAAATAATTAAGGAGCATCCAAATGCCATCAGGATTTCAAAACGACACAAATCAGATTCAGTCTGAAATGCACAGAGTAGTGATTACAATGAGTAATACTACATATTACCCAACTACAGGCGGAACCGCCACCGATCGTGGCGGTGTTACCCCTACAGCATGGGACGCTTTCGCACTAGCTGATTTGCCAACTACACTAGCACTT